TAGACCCCACACCAGAGGAGGTTGCAACATATTTATTTGCGTCAGCAAAGGGTAATGTGCCAAGTGCCCAGACAGCTGCTATGGTAAATAAACTTAAAGATATTTTTCTGACAGATGGAAAGCCTAATAGTCAGGCTTGGCCTGCCTTAAAAGAGGCGGTTTTTAATAATGCGGTTATGGATAGAAATGGGTTTAAGGGAGCATCATCCGTAATAGACATAATTAATGAATTAGAGCAAAATCATCCTACTATTTGGAATGAATTATATACCGCCTCGGACAGAAAGCAGTTTCTAAAATTAAGAGAGGTAGCTACTCTAACACTAGACCCAAAAGATTTAAGGCCAGGGAAGGAATACCAAACAGAGAAACTGGCAAGAGAGATTGCCCGAAGTATAGGTCAGAGAAGAAGGCTACAAGGAAGATTTGCAATGGGCATGGGATGGTTTATCGCTGCACGAATGAAACTTCCGTTTGTTCAGAGTCAAGCAGGAACTACATTGTGGACTAAAAAACTATTAGGGCCACCACCAATACGAAGGACACCATCAACTTCTGTTGGAATCCCACTAGCAACAGTAGGAACTGCTCTTACCAGAAGTGATGAGACTGAATTGCCTAGAGTTTACAGAGAAGAAGTACCCCCCGTTAGATTGCCTGACAGTATTACGGGAAATTAAATCTTAGATTAATTACTAAAAGGATAATATTATGCCCTGGAGTGGCGGATCATTTACAAGAACTAACGGTGTCAACACAGGGTCAACTTTGTGGGCTGAAGATCGTGATGATGGATATAAAATCCTAGCATCTCACCACGACACACACGACCAAGACTTAGCAACAGGCATTAATGCAACTTTAGCAAAAGATGGAAGTAATGCTGCCACAGCTAATTTAAACATAGGCTCAAATCGGCTGACTGCCGTTTCTGATGGTACTGCTAAGACAGACGCAGCCACAGTTAATCAAATCCAAAGCAATGCCGCAGCGTATGCCGTTGCCACAGGTACGGCTACAGCACAAGTTGTTGCTCTTAGCCCTGCTATTACAGCGTATACTGCTGGTCAGAGAATATCATTTAAAGCCAACGCAACCTCGACAGGAGCCACAACGGTAAATGTCAACGCTGTCGGTGCAAAAACACTAAAGAAGCTCCACGACCAAGATATAGCGGCTGGGGATATAGAAAGCGGTAGTGTCGTAACAGCTATTTATGATGGAACAAACTACCAAGTAACCAGTCAGCTTGCTACAGAAGCAGGAAGCCCTGCTGGTTCAAATACACAAGTACAATACAATTCATCAGGTGCATTTGCTGGTGATGCAGATTTTGTCTTTGATGGAACAAACGTCAGCTTTGCTAACCCTATCTATCTTGGTGATGGTGCGGTTGCCACACCTTCTGTAACGAATACAGGCGACCTTAATACAGGAGTTTACTTTCCTGCTGCCGATACAGTTGGAATTACAACTGGTGGAGTAGAGCAATTCCGCTTTGGTTCAAGTGATATTCGATCAGACAATGCCATTATAAACGGAAACTTCTTAGTGGCACAAAGAGGAACAACCTTTGCATCTGGAGATAATAATGACGATACATACAATCTGGACAGGTGGCTGTTAAATTCTGATGGTAACGATATAGTGGATGTAACGCAAGGCTCCGCTACTACAGGCGGAATTGGCTTAGATGTAGAAACAACTAACAAAAAGTTTGGTATTGTACAGATTATTGAAGCTAGAAATTGCAATGGCTTGATTGGCAATACAGCTACATTATCGTTCCAAGCAAAGGTTAGTGACGCATCAAAGCTAGACAATGTAAAAGCCGCCATTATAGCGTGGAACTCCACGGCTGATGCTGTAACATCTGACATTGTAGATAGTTGGGCTGTTGAAGGTACTGCCCCTACTCTTGCAAGTAACCTAACGTATGAAGCTACCCCTGCTAATCTAAGCGTAACTACCTCTTTTGCAAAGTATTCGGTAACAGCATCAATCGACACCTCCAGCACGACAAATATTGTGGTGTTTATTTGGTCTGACGTAACCGACACTACTGCGGGCCATGTATTAAGCGTTAAAGAAGTACAGCTAGAATTAGGCTCAGTAGCTACGAGCTATCAGCATAGAACGTATGCGAACACATTTGCTGACTGTCAGCGTTACTATCAAAGACTTGATGCGAACACCGCAGCACAGCAGCAAATCTTGTTTGGGTTTTTTTCCTCTACCTCTATGGTGCGTTGTTACTGGAATTTCCAAACACCCATGAGAACAGCACCCACTATGAGTAATTCTGCGGCTGCTACTTTTGAGATAGCAGACGGAAAAGACACCGTTGGAGCAAATGACGCAACGGCAACCTCTTATACGGGGGGTACTACCTGTGCTGATCGAGCTATGTTCCGTGCCAATTATGGCGGTACTGGATATACGGCTGGAGAAACTGGTTATATTCGCAGAGATGATAGTGATGCCACATTTATTATTGCTGACGCAGAGATGTAAAGGATTTAGTTATGCACTTTAATACAGTACACGAAATAAAAGAAGATGGGGTTTTAGTAGCGTACACTATACCCACTTCAGCAGAGCCTTTGTGGGTTCCTCTAGTTCAGGGGAACAGACAATATGATGAAATAACAAGACGAATATCAGAAAATGATGCCACACTTACAGTTGTCGCTGCATAAAAATGGCGAAACCAAGGAATATAGATGACGCTTATGAGCGTCTGGAGGACTTGAATATTACTATTCGTGAACACGTTGTAGGCTGTAGGGCTGAAACAAGGATGCAAAACGACAGACTGGCAAGGCTAGAGAAGATATTGGTAGCGTTTGCTGGTGCTTCAATGATTCTACTTTGCACAATCATACTTCAGGGAGGAAGTTAAATGCTACATTTGGAACATAAATCCTATTATGAAATGGGTACAAGTAAGGGATTCGTACCACTAAGACCTTTTGGTCCATCAATAGGCCACGCAACATTGCCAGAGCAGACGATAAAAGATTTTAACGCAGACTTTGAAAAAGGTGCTTCAGGCGTTGATTGGTCAGACAACTTAGTAGGCAAAGTAACCCAAGAGCTTTTAATGTCGCCTGATGCTCTCAAACCTCACACTCGGTTCTTTAGTGATGTAGCTTTGCATTATGTGGGAGATTACGCAGGAAGGCATTGTGAGCCTTTTCCAGAGGATATTAAACCGAAGGTACATATACAGTCTGGTTGGTATGTAAGTCAGAAAGAAGGAGACTTTAATCCTGTCCATTTACATACAAACACTGAGTTGAGCTGTATAGGCTACTTACAGATGCCAGAAGGTATAGAGGAAGAATGGGCAAAAGATGACGAAGATCACTACCCATGCAAAGGCCACGTTGAGTTTGTACATGGCACTCACTCCTTCTTAGGAAAACCAACTATGATGGTTCGGCCCAAGGTAGGAGATTTTTTTATATTCCCAGGTGATGTAATGCACACCGTTTATCCATTTGAAACTAAAGGTGAAAGACGTTCATTCTCAATGAACATTTTTATAACAGAGAAAGAGAAAGACAATGGCATACCCAAAGAAGCTAAATCCTGAACAATATAGACGCTACAAGGATATTCAAAAAGCTGAGACATATCCTGGTGGCCTTGATATTCGTGCAGGTAATGAGATGGGCTTTCGATCTGAAGGCAAAAAAATTGCAGGAGCAGACAAGGCCGATACTTTTGGCGTAAAGATTCGTAAGCAGTACGGCTAATGGCTACTAACTCAGAAGGTCGTCAGGCAACGTGTAGAACGGCTGCTAGTACGACAGGCACATACAATGAAGATTGGTTGGCTTACTGTGATGGGTCTGGAACATTTAATGAGCAGATGCTCACAAAGATAAATGCTTACCTTGGAGTAACCTATTTAACCTTGCCTGAAGCCATGACTGCACTAGGTAGGTCAAAAGGGCCGAACTCTACAGCTACGCAAGATGAGTGGGGAGCTTTTACAGCTTCGTAATGACTAACCAGTCCGATAGACAGGCTTCTTGTCGCACCATCTCTAGCAAAGCCCTCACCTATAATGGTGATTGGATGGCGTTGGCAGATGCGTATGGAATTACAGGTACGCTTAATGAGCGTATGCTTAAATTTTTTAATAAGTTCTTAGGTAGTAGCTGGGATGTTGCTGCCTGGGATGAGACAGAGTGGGATGGTGATGCTGCTTATACTACTCTGAACGAAGCAGAGGCCGCCTTTGCAGAAGCCAATGGTGTTTCTGGAATAGGTGGTCAGTACAATTCTTTAGGTACATTCTAACAACGAAAGGTTTGAGTATGATAGAAACATCTAAAAAGTGGATTGCAGAAGCTATCGAGTGTAGCGTTTTGCTTATCGCTCTAGGAATCGTTCTGCAAGTTCTGTTTGGTATGCAGGTTGAGTTTTTTGACCACATTACCCAGAACATAATGAACCTCTTAAATCAGCTTGGCGACAATGGCTTAGTAGGGCTAATAGCTCTTGGAGTAATTCTCTGGCTATTCCGTAACGCTGGAATAAAAGCATAACGGGCAACAGTCCAAAGCAAACCCCCCATCAAAATCGCTGTGATTGGTGTGCTTCCTTGAGTACACCAATATTTATACATGGTCATTACCAGTGTTCATCTTGTCATCAAGTATTGATTCCTTGTTGTGATGGAGAGCAAGCACAATGTACGCCATACTATCAGCAATCTTGATTCAATTAGCTGCTGTTGGGGATATAACTCCTGTTCCCCAAGAGTGGGCTATGAGTATAGAGGTTTGTGCAAGATTTGACCCCAAAGTTGAAGATGCTCTAAAAAGGGGAGTTGTTGTTAATCTCAAACGCCAATGTCGGTGGCTAATGCTAAGTCAGGCAGGTGTTAATGGTGAGCCAATCTTAATTGTTTGGCCTACTGAAGATAAGTGTTTAAACGCACCTGTTCCAATTAGCAAAAAGTTCTTTGAACGTAAACGGAACTGTCAACAGCTTCCCCCTTTAGATTAACGATTTCTTTTCCAGGTTAAATATTCCGCTGCTTCCTCTACATCATGGATAACAGTAATTAACTTCGGGTCATCATCTGCATATTGAGGGTCAATGATTGTTACGGAAGCTGGCGATATGTTCTGATTAGGCAACCCTAACCTCTTAGCATATTCGTCATGTATCTTATACCCTGCAACTCGCAAAGCATGAGATATTAAACCATTGGAAGGGTCTTTTAAGAGCTGATACCCTGATGTGTGCTTATGTCCACATACCAAAATATGATCTCTCCACCCCATCTGCACAGCTTTAGCAGGGCCATGTGCTGTGTTCCATTGTGAATGACCTGTAAAGTCATGCCTGGCGTTAATGCGAACACCCTTTTTATTGGGAAACACTAAGTTTAGACGAGCTTGCCACCCCTCGTATTCTGCCCCTACCTTTTTCATCCACCGTATCGGATCACCAGAACCACTCCATAGGTCATGGTTCCCCCCAATTAAGTAGAGCCATTGAACACTACCAATTAGCCACTCAGTTAAAACCCAAGCCTCGGCAGAGCTAGTGCTTTGCTCTCCGTACAATCGAGCCAACCGACCTACCCAGTTGTTTTGAGTGTCGCCTACGTTAGCCCCAAACATTCCTTCAGTTTCATTAATAATCTTAACGTGCTTTTGCAGTTGAACAATATCAGTTCCATTGTCATCAACATGAGGGTCGCCTAAATGGCAAACAGCAATCGGCCCATCTATTTTAATCTTTACGTTAATTAGCTTTCGAGATTTCTCAAAACGATCCTTTCTTTCCCATTCTTTATTTCTGCGTTCTAGCAATTCCTGTGCAGTAGGCAGCTCTGAAACAAGTTTTGGATATTCAAATGGCTTCTCAGTAGCCTCTGGAGTAGCTAGCTGCATCATCACCATTGATTGAGGCAAACTCCCCCCTTTCTATAGCGTCAGATGTTGTTGTCCTTTTGCCTTTGTTGTTGTACCCATTTTTACCAGACATAGAAACTGCTCCTTACAAGATTAAACAAAACGATTAAATACTCGTCTTAAAATATACGATCTAGCGGTTGAAAGAAAGAAATAGCAAAGAGTGATAACTCCTGCTTCTGTTGGTGTGGTGTGTATTCCTAATAGCGGTAAACCCCAAAAGGTAAATGCCCAGGATATAAATATTCCGAGAACAGAGTTAGCTCCTGCCTCGACCAGAGACAAACTTTTATTCTGTCTCATCTAAACTTTCTAATAGCTGTGCGTAACCAGCTATATCTTCTGTATGTTCTGTGGTCTTGAGAGACCCACATTGTATTCTCGCTGTCTTAACAAGTATCATCATAAGCATAACTTGTCTTGCTGTTATTTCCTTGCCTAACAGTTGCGACCATAAGTTTGCCACTAAAGTATGAACTACCTTGCTACTGCCGTGTCTTGAGTTTCTTTCAAGAATTGCGTTCCTTGCGTTCTCTAAAATATCAGCCACTGGTTGTTCCTGAATAATCTCTAAGGAAGGCTGACGATTCCCTGAAAGTTCCATATACACTTCAGAAAGTAAATGAGCGTCTAGAAGTGCGCCATACCTTCTTAGTTTTTTTCGGGCAGGTAAATTGATGCCGAATCTTTCGCAAAGGGCATCCAAGTTAACAGGACTGCCAGGAAACTTTCTTCTGGCAAGACGAACGGTATCCAAAACTTCGCCAGCAAAGGGTGGGTAATCGACTCTTTCTAGTTCAGCGTTTAAAAAACTAACATCGAAGCTTGCGTTATGAGCTACTAAACAGGCACCCTCAAGAAACTCCAGTAGTTCGGTTACTACCTCAGAAAACCTTGGCTTATCACTTAAAAACTCCTGAGAAAGTCCGTGGATTTCTAAGGCATCAGCAGGCATGCACTCATCATCTGGACGAAGATAAGTATGAAATTCCCGCCCTGATGGAATGGAATTAACTAATTCTACACAACCAATTTCAACTATTCTGTTGGTTTTAGAATTAAGACCTGTAGTTTCAGTATTAAAAACAACTTCTCTCATAAGATACGTCTGTTGTTCAACTTCTTTAAACATTAAGTTCATAAATTCTGTTCCTCGTCTTAATTTTTCTTCTTCTGAAATAGGCTCTATTTGTGTCATTTTAAAACTCCTTT